CAGATTATTAAATGTTGATTGAAATATATTAGTCTCACCCATCGGCACTGCACTCATACCTTCTGGGTAAACAAACACGAAGTCAATGTCTGGGTTCGTTCTAGCAACCCAAGCCATATATCGCACACGACCGAAGTTGTCTGCTACGTTGGCGCGCGTCTCTGGACCATAGTTTGCTGTGCCGTCATACAGATTGCTCACCGACTGCTTCGCATCCTGCAAGAATGAATCGAACCCGACGCACAGTAGAGTCTTTGCGCCAGCGCGAATTGCTGCAAGCATAGCAGCCATACCAGCATTGCCGCGCGGCCTACCAGATGTCATGTGAAGCTCTTGTGGCTCCCATCGCTCATCGTCAGGTGGTACCACCACGCGCTTTGCTGGAAAGCTGCTGGACTCAATCTCCGTGATGATGCCATCATCGATGGCCACAAGATAGTCAGGTACGATATACCCAGCCGATTCGTATTCACGGTAAAGCGCATTGCAGCCGTAGATACGCGGGCGCTTATCACCCATAGTGCGAACCATCGCGGCAAGGTCCATGACCTTACGCGACGTACCATTGCCGACAATGATGGCAACGTCATTATAGTTCACTTCCAGTGCCCCGTCATCTTCGGATAAGCTTCCTTGATCGCACCCACCATCACCTTGATATCCTTGCGACGCATACGCAGCAGCAGCTTTGCATCGGCAGGATCAATCATCTCAAGTAGCTGAACAAATAGCTGCTCGCGCCTCATGCGGTTTGTGGCTAGACCATCAGGTGTATTGGTAAAATACACAAGCCTCTTGATTTCCTTATGAAAGCGTCCTTCCTGATCAAGGCTATCATCGAGAGGCTTATACGGCGGGTCAGTGTCAGGCACAAGCCATTGCAGAAATGGGTCATGCGTGAATTCAAATACCATACGCAGCGCCTCGCTGTCATTTTCAAGAATGACCTTGACCTGCCCGGCCTTGGTCTTTTGTTTCTCAATCTCACTCACGATTTGAGCGAGGCTCTTAGTCGGCATTAATCTTTCCTCCTTTAGAAGTCACTGATACTGTCTGTAAGCTGGCGCAGACGCTTCGCCATAAAATACGGCATCATCGCGGTTCTGGACGCAGGTGTTGCAGTCTCAAAGGTATTGATGACATCCTTCTGAATATCTTCAGGCACCATGTCAAGATCGACAAGCATCTGATTGCGACGATAACCACGCATCATCGCATCATCGCAAAACTGATCAGGCTCCATCTTGCACCACTCATCAATCTTAGCGCGCGGCAGAGGGCGCTGACGACGACCAGAGACAAGCGCATCATCTTCTGTCAGAAAGTTAGGCACGCCGTCACTACGGTCGCCAGACATGATATGCTCGCGTCGGAATCGCTCAGGGTTGTCAATCGGGATCATCTTCTTCTGCACCGGCGCATACTGGTGCACATTCGCATACTTCTGGAGTTGTGCGAAGTCTTTGTCGCCAGAAAGAATCAGAATCTTTTCGTTGGCATCGCTATTGATAAAGCGCCCATGATAGTGACAGAGCGCAGCGATAACATCGTCGGCCTCTGCGCGATTTACCTGAATAACCTTGTAAGGCATATGCTCGCGCAGTTCGTCCTTGATCTTAGCCATCGCCTCGAACAGCGTCGGCCAGTCAATGTTAGATGCATCGCGGTCCTTCTTGCGATTGGCCTTGTAGTGTGGAAACACTTCACGACGCCAATACCGCTTGTCATCGCAACAGATGACAAGATCACCAAACTGATGCGAAAACTTCTGCCGATAGCTGCGCAGGCTATTGAGAACCATGTGGCGGATGAGGTTTTCATCTACCACTTGCTTATTGTGTACCAGGTGCACCATCAAATTACTGATCATCACCTGGTTTAGATCAACCAGAATCATGTTTATCAATCCTTCTCCATATTATATGTATAGTACCAGATTGATGGCATGATGTCAATGGCTACTTGCCGACGCGCAGGATTAACATCTGCGCATTGACTGTGCCGTTGGCTTCTGCTGGCTTAGTCTTGATGGCTTCAAACGTCTTTGCCACAGACTTGATGCCACCAGATAGCAGACGCTTTAGCGTATCGTCTGGCAAACGCAGCTTCTTTCTGAATGATAGCTTCGGGTCATAACCGTCAATCATACTACGGCGAACAGATAGCTTTGAGCCAAGAGGTGCGACATATCTATAGACATATCGCCGCGCCGGGTGATAGATCAGCACCTCAGTTGCGCCAATGATGTCCTTCGGGTCGATGCTGACAAGCCCAAGCTCATCAAATCGATCAAGGTATCGCAGCTTGGCTACAAGCTTCTCAGGTGACTTGGGTCGCGTCTTACGAACCTTTGGTGGCTTGATATTAGCTGAACGATATAGACTGATAGCCTGCATCACACCAGCATAACGTGCAAGCATGTCGCGCAGTTGCTTCTTGGAGTAGCTGCGATAAGCCTCTACGCATTGTTCATCGGTGCGATCAAATGCATGTTGCACCTCTTCAACAAGTCGCGCCATGCGTTCTGCATCATTCGTAAGATCAGCTGGGCGTGGCTGATGCATCTTTAGAATGCCAGTCACATCAACTGGCGCACCAGTATCAAGCGCACATTCAATCATGTTCATTGCATCACCCGCAGGGTCCTTGGGTGCTACTGGTGCGATCTTAACCTTAAGTCGGCGCGCTGATTCCCTGACTGCATCGCGCTTTTCACGCGCACGTTGCAGTAGCAAAGGAATCTCTGTGTCAAGCCGCTCTTGCTGCCGTGCAGTTGGGGTTAACCCACGCATGATCATGCGACCAAGTGCAGGTAGATTTGTCACATCAAATCGCCAGTCCTCGACATAATCCAGCAACTCGATATCATCTTGCGTATATTGCTTTGCATGTTGCATGTAATCAGCAAGCACCAGTCGCGCGACCTTAGGTTCTAGGGCCGCGCGATACCAGTTATATGCATACACCAGACTTGTTTCGCTTGTCTGGTCATCAGTCCAAGTAGGCTCGTCTCCGAGATACTTTGTCTCGGAGAGCGGCAGCTTAAGCTTTCTCATGCTTGATCCAGATTGGCCAGGAAAGATTCCCACTGGCGAGCGCGAAGCTGCCAGGAATAGAAGTTGTCCGTATAGAGCTTCTGGAATCTCAGCTTGGCCTGATTACCCTCACTCCAGTACCCATTAAGAACCTCAGCCAGAACGGATGCATGACGATTGGCATGTGCATTCACATCTTCGGTGAACGGGTACATGGCGGCAAAGCCAGCAGTCGTCTCAGGCAACGCAGCATGATTCGGGCACACAATAGTACACCCAGCACTCATGGCCTCGATGACACTAATCGCGCTTGTCTCAGGCCAGATGTTCGGGTACGCATAGATGTGCGCACGTTGCAGCGCATCACGCACCACATCGTTCGGCTGATACCCATGATACGTCATCTTCGGGTGCTGACGAATGCGATCAAAGATCGGCTGATACGGCTCGTCACGTTGCGACCAACCATAGATGCTGAATGAGCTATAAACGTCCAGATGAAAGTCGAACCCAGCCTCAGCCAGATGCTCGCACACCGGTACCAGAAGCTCAAGCCCACGATGCGGCGTAGTGTGATAGATCAGACGCAGCGGGCCTTCCTTGGACTTCTCATGCTGCGGGATCGGATCGATAGCATTCTGTAGAACTACACCCTCAGAATGCGGGACACCAAGCCCAACATTGTAGGTTGCCTGCTGATAGTTTGATACGAACACCAGCTTTGCAAAACGCTTGCGTGCCTTCTCGTCTGCAAGATGCTCAGACTCAGGGTCATCCCACGTGTCATGCAGCCACAGAATATTCTTCTTTGTCGGATGCAGTTCACGCACACGCGAACAGATGATGTTGTATTCACCAAGAAGCTCAGGCGTCACATAACGCCGAAGCCCGTCCATCATCATTTCGGTACCACCACGCGCACCAATATGTGCATAGGTACCATCGGCTCCAGGGCCAAGGCTCGTAGCAGAGTTCTTAAGCCCAGATACATTCAATACAGTCATGGATACGTCACGCCCTCCTCAATTGCGATGATCTTATCTAGACGAAAGCTTCGCCACCCATTAGCAGTCAAATCCCAAACGGCCAAGCTATTCTTAGGTTCTGGACGCTTCTCTTCTGGTGAGGGTGGCGGCAAATATTGCTCCTGAAGAGTGCATGTCATAATGCGGCGATCACCATTCACCTTGTCGAAGGTAATACGCACAATACCTGACTGAAGGCGCTCGCGCAGATATTCCTTGGTATACAGATTCTCACTCATCTTCTTCAACTCCATGCTTATTAAGAATGGTCTCACGATCAATATAACCCTTATCGTCAAGCCATGCAAGGGTTTTGTCAATCGAATTTAGGGAAATATCTTGAACAGCCGCAGTGTATGTGGTCAGGATAGCCCAACCAACAACAAAGCCCATGACAATCTCTGTAAGAAACCCAATCTCAAATGGTAGCTTCTCAAGAATGGAGATAGCGCCAACGCATGACAGAGCCCACATACAGGCCAGTCGCGGATTTTGCAGAAAGAACATTAGAGCCTCCGAGAGCGCGAACCGAGAGTGGCAGGATCATCGCTAGGCAATGCAACCTGCAGACCACCCTTGTTATATAATGGCTGAACACGTGACGCCTTCTCGCGCATAGCACGGACAACATCTTCGGACTCGGCAGCACCTTCTTGCCACCGCCAGTCATTCAGAATGTCACGCTTTGCAAATGCACCACCAGGGATCACATCTGATGTAGGAAGAGAATGGTCGGGGCGAGAGGATTCGAACCTCCGATCTCCTGCACCCAAAGCAGGCGCCTTACCGGGCTTGGCCACACCCCGATAGCCAACCTTAGCCAGTAGCTTCGCAGTTTCTGCCGCAGCAGCAAGCTGAGCCTTTGTCTTAGTCTTAGGCTTGCGCTTAGATGTGCGAGTGGTTGTGAAGTAGCTGGGTAGGAGGGCCATATATGT